ACCGAAAGCATTTGGTCCCACGACTCGTAATAAATAATACTCTAAAAATTTACAAGTTGATTTCCGAATCTATACGTAACACACCGGGGTCTATTAGGAAGTATTGTATACCAGTAAACCCGGAAAATCCCAGGATACACTTCCAATAAATAATTGTGTTAAATTAATTAGGAAAGGCTACAGGGTGTTGATATAATGGCAACACGCCTATAAAGCCTCCCAGTGAGTAGTCATCCGCTGTCTTGCGACATGCAAAGTCAAATCTAGGATTATCATCATGCGAATGAGTGATGACCTCAATGTACTTATTGTCCATATAAGGTCGTGCATCTGTTGCACCCGCTACGGGGTTAGACAATTGCACCACTGGGATGGAAGCCGTTCTCGCCAAAAAAGGGACGAGAACATCTATGGCTCCCTGGGATTGAGTTAGAGAGATTACTCCTGATTCTTGATCGGAACCATTCACCACATTTACCAAATTGGAATTTATGGATAATGGAACTAAAGTTCGACCAATATTCTCTAGTCTCGCAATAACGAAACCAAAGGATGAATCGGATAAGTATCTAATTATGACACCCCCTCTCTGAAGGGCGTACATACTGGAAAACTTCGTAAAGTGATCCACATAGAAACTTGGTGGCATTAAATTATTAGCTCCTGCATTAATAGCCACACCTAAATATGGTGTGAAAGGATTAAAGGAGAAATTAAATTTTACCGTTGCTGAAGGAATTATGCTTGAATATAAGTAGCATGTTCGCTTCAAAAGCTGTCTTAATGATTTTACAGATTCCCCGACAGTTAAAAGGGAACTAATATCCTTATCAAGAGATTGTTTTGCAACCTCTATGTTAGAATAGTTACCACTAAGATGTAAAGCAGAACCAGTCTGTTCCACATCAAGTGGGCCTTCGCAATAAATTTGATTCATTTTGAAGGATCTTTTAGAGCTAATTAGAGACTTCTTCTTTCTTTTATCAGAAAGTCTAATTTTGTCAGTCTCATCTCTATCGACATACATCCGCTCACGATGTTTGTGTTTTCTATTAGTGTTAATATCACCGGAATAGGCTATGATGGGTGTAAACCTATCAGCAGGCAAAGCTACGTTAAGTTCAAAATCTTTACCAGCTCGTACTTCCACAACAATATCAATGTTATTTGACACAGTAGTTGGAGCATTGAGTGGATTAAGAACGAAACAATGCAAGCCTCCAATGCTATTTTCTCTGCCTTGGAGTGTTCCAGTAGATGACCATGAAGCAGAATTAAGATAGGGAACCTCAATCTCGAAAGTATGAGATTCCTTAATATCCCAAATCCATTTATATACATAAGGTGCATTTGACATTAAATCTATAACTGCAGCATTTGTAGATGGAGCAAAGGTGAAAAGCAAACGACCAGTATGGAAATCTGTTTTGGAAGCAAAGAATCTATAGACAATGGAACCACGCCAATTAGTAAATGATGTGGCTACGTAACCCATAGGTGAAAATCTATATATTCCAATTGCAGGAGAAGCAGTTGGAGTAACCGTTGTGTAGTTACTTGGGACACAAGGATGAACTTCTATTGCACCCACACTAGTTGAAGTAACTTGTGTGTTTATCCAATTCCACGTAGTCGCATAAGATGGGATTTGTGTAATATAGGATAAGGACATTTCATCTATGTCAGTTCCAGCAAAACCTGCCATATGTGATATTTTATTAGCAGCCGTCAACCCAAAGGAATCTGACGTGTCATTAGTATCACAATTGTTAAAATGTGGCAAGCTTTTAGGAACAACTGCTTTTCTAGTTTCAGTATCAACAGTTTGACTGAAACCAAATGCAGAAGCTCCCTTGGAACAAGCGTCCAAGAACCATGCAGTAGGTTTGGAGACTGAAGACAAACTTGGTATATTAGAACCAAGCGCATCAAAGCCTCTAGCAAACAAAGATAAAGGTTGACTAATAATGCCTCCCTCATCTTCTCTATCAGAATAAGCAATTTGCCTTTTTCCTTTAGAGAGTTTACCTGACTGCGCAGTTGGAATGAAGAGTTCAACGTCTTCAAACCAACACCAACACGTTCCTACAATATCTCCTCCTTTAAGTTGAGCGTACACGTCAACGTATACCTCAGCCCAATCTATTGGAGCTGTTCTATTATAAAATAATTCTGGAGAAATATAAGGAACTCTAATCTCAACTTCGTCGGACTCATTAATATTATGTCTAACTGAAGGAAGCTGAGATTTATAAATAATATCAGATTTTACAAGCGCTCTTCGATTTGCACTAATGTGTCCGGCAGCGGGTAAAATACTGATTAAAGCAATACCAGATTGAAATTTTTGACAATTGAATTGGACTTTAAAACAAAAAGTTCCTTTAAAACCAAGGAAACCTTTTAATTTTTCAGCCCACACTCCAGACGCAAGCATAGAACTTGGAAGCATACTCATTAAGTTTGTTCCTCGCGCCATAACTGTAGTCCAAGAGACATTTTGGCAAATTACTGGTCTAGAAAGAAATTGTTTTATATCATAAATAGTAGTATCGACAGCAGATCCTAATAAAGGATTTTTATTTACATATTCTGCAAAGCTAACGCTAGAAGAATCAGTACCAATAGTATTTACAAGCAAATTATTCGTTTCAATGTTTATATCTTGTGTTGTTTCAGCAAGTGATTTGTCAGCATGAAGGCCACTTAACCATTCATGTTGGCTCCCAGTTGTCTGGATTTATTTTGAGACACATCCTGATTAGTAAAAATAAATATCTAATGTCTATAATAAATACGTGCGCAATACACCCGCTTTTAAGACTGGGAGTCTAATTTTATAGCGGGTGCAAGATCGCACCTAATTGCGGTATTCGGACCCGAGCGTGATCTCTCGGGCAACAGCATGATCCCGGGTTTTGGGATAATACTGATATTGGCTTTCCCAAATGGGGGCCAGTTTTTCAATGGAATCATTGTATCTCTCCGCAGAGTGCAATGCCAATTCCAAAACGAAACTGTCTGAAGCAGATCTAACAACCATACTTTGATCAATGTTCTTATTGAGATAGTACAACATTTGTCTTAATGTGTCCCACTCTAAAGGAGCAATGTATTGGCTGTGGACTTTGTCATAAACAAAGCCTCTCTTCAAAAAATTGATATCCTCAATTTTCCTCCAATTGGTGTTCAACGTTTCTGATTTCGATTCGTCAGTGTATTTCATTCCAATAAGCTCGATAAATTCGGCAAAACTGGAAATATTGAAAGCTTTCCTG